TGTAAGGTTCTGAATCCATGTCTTTGAATCTTCTCGAAGAACATCCACCACATTATCCTGTGGAACCGCTCGAAAATCTCCAAGCGGACTTTTATACTGTACATATTCTCTCTCAGTATAATCTCCGGTACGAAACTTAACATTTTTCCACTGTCGGCTCTTTGCTCCGTAACTTTTCTGATTCTCCTGATCCAGTGAATACTTCGCCAGCCGATCATACTTTTCTTCCTGCCTCTTGGCATATTGCTGTTTGGCTTCCTGTCGGTTCTCCCACTCGATGTTATCCAGTTCTTTCTGCGTCCATGTATCGTCTGCTGTGGAAAGCCCCTGAAAGTATGTAGTGTGGCTGTCCTTACAACGTGGGTGATATAATCCTCTGGCGATTGCGTGGCTCATGAGTGGGTACGGACCGTCTGTACTGCTACCGCTGCTCCACACATCATCAATCAGTACCTTTCCGACAAAAGGCAGGCACTTCGGACAGGGATTATCACCACGTTTATTCAGAATAACGGTATGTATTCCCCATTCCTGTCGCTTCTCGCCCTCGCCTGTCAGATATGCCCTCTTGGCTGCTGTTCGGATTGCCATGTCTGCGTAATCTTTCATGGCATGACGCGCTCCGTTGGCATATTCGATACAGGTAATACCTCTTGATAAAAAATCCTTTGTTGCCATGTCTACGGCTTTCTCGTAGGTGCCTGCGCCTGTATTCGCATAGACCTGTGCGTTGTAAATAATCTGACGGTACTGGTCATTTGCCTGCCGGAGCATTGCTGTCTCACCGTTTTTGAAATCATCGGTTGTGGCTTTGATC